ATTCGACACCTTTACGACATGTTTGTATTGTATTGGTAATAAGTGTATAGTTGTTATATGGTAAAAAAAATAATAAGGCGTTCAAGCAAGGGGAACAACCCCAAAAAAGAGGCTTCTAAGGAGGTTGTAAAAAGCGTACCTACGGCTATAGAAAAAGTACCTGTAGCTACGGAAAAGAAACCTAAAAAAAAGAAAAAGCCCCCTAAAAGCCCCGCAGTGATTAAGAAACAAGGCATTTTCCTAAAAGCACTTTTTAAAAATAGATGCAGTATTAGCGCTTCATGCGAGGCATTAAACATAGGAAGATCTACGGTTTATACTTGGTTAGCTAACGATTCAGAGTTCGCTAAAGATGTAGACAATGTTAGGGAGGCCTTATTAGATCTAGTCGAAGATAAGATATTACAACTAATTGTAGGTATAGAGGTAGAGTATTACGACAAAGCTAGCGGAAATAGAATGGTTTATAAAATGCCCCCTAACGGACGTATGGCCGTCGAATTTATGAAAGCGAAGGGTAAACATCGAGGATGGACGCCACGTACAGAAATCACCGGCGCGGATGGTTTAACGCTAGGGAATAAACCTATAGCCGAAGACATGACGGCGGAAGAAGCTACTTTAATCTATTTAGAAAATATGAAGGGCTAATTATGGTATGGACTTCCCCCGACGTATTTAAAACAATGGCTAGGCGCGACACTATCCTGAAAAAAATACGTGACGACTATACCGGGAAGACCTTAGCCGCATATAAGAAGCATTACGAAAACGGCAACTATGTAGATTTCATTAACGACTGGATGTTCACTTACGACCCCCGTTTAGACATGGGAGTAGTTCCCTTTTTGCTTTTTCCGCGACAGGAAGAATACATCCACTGGTTACAAGATAGGGTAAAAAACAAAGAAGACGGCGTTACTGAAAAATCTAGGGATATGGGGATAACATGCCTTTGTTGTGCCTTCGCTGTATGTGAACTGTTATTGTGTAGAGGTTCTAAAATTGGTTTTGGATCACGTAAAGAAGGTTTAGTAGATACATTAGGCGACCCGGATAGTATTTTCGAAAAGATACGGTTTATATTGCGCCACATTCCTAAAGAATTTTTACCTATCGGTTTTAATGAAAAAATGGATATGCCCTTCTTAAAAATCATTAACCGGGCGAATGGTAGTACCATTGTCGGCGAAGGTGGGGAAAATATCGGACGTGGTGGCCGTAACAAGGCTTATTTTAAAGACGAATCCGCTTTCTATGCCCGTGCTAAACAGATTGACGCGGCACTTTCGCAGAACTCACCTACTAAAATCGACGTATCTACCCCTAACGGAACAGGTAATCCTTTTTATGAAAAAGCGCATAATCCTTTAATTCCTAAATTTACCTTCCATTGGAAAGACGATCCACGTAAAGACCAAGCATGGTATGAAAAAGAAGTTTCTACTACGCCGGCGTTTATCGTTGCGCAGGAAATAGACATAGATTACCACGCTTCCCTCACTGGTACGGTTATCCCGGCTAAATATATTAGGGCTTGCATAGGCTTTAAGATTCCTAAAACAGGCGTTAAACGTGCAGGCTTAGACGTGGCCGACGAAGAAGGTGTAGATACTAACGCGCTAGCACTTGGCCAAGGCGTTACAATTGATTCCATACAGGAATGGAACGGGATAAATACAACACTAACAGCCCGCCAAGCATGGCGAAGGTGTAAGGATTACGGCGTAGAGTGGCTGAACTATGATTCTATCGGCGTTGGTGCGGGTGTTCGTGGGGAATTGGATTCATTAAGGAAGAAAGACGCCGCCGAAGCTGAAAAGAACAACAGTAAGCCATATAAGCCAGTTGTAACACCTGTAAACACTGCGCCACCACCTAAAAGGGGAATGACTATAAAAGGCCGTAAAGATAAAGACTACTTCGCTAGCATGAAGTCAAAATATTGGTGGTTATTGCGAATACGTTGCGAAAAAACATTCGAGTATGTTACCGGCATTAATACGGAACATAATTTAGATGATCTTATTAGTCTTCCTGACATCCCGGAGTTAATTTCCGAACTATCACAAGCTACATACGATATAAACGGCGCGGGAAAAATTATTATTGACAAAAAAGGCGACGGCACTAAATCACCTAACAAGGCGGACGCCGTTGTATTGTACTTTGCACCACGTAAGGCAACGTCGATAATGTAAACTTTGTAGCAGTTTCGAAACAATGCTATATTATTTATGTATATAAAAGAGGGTTTTAAATTATGAGTGGTTTTCTATCAAAAGCGAAACTAGCGTATAACGTACTACGTGGTAATGGAATAGAACTTAAAAGCTTCGGTAGCGGGATGCAGATGTTAGGATCTAGCGCTTCTTTCACTAGCCCGACAGGATACAATCTAGCCGCCGATGGGTATAATGCCAACTCTATAGCCTATTATTGCGTTAATCTAGTCGCTTCGGCTTGCGCATTAGTACCATTGCGAGTATATAGGCGCAAAATGACTAAGGACGGCGTAGTATATGACCACTTGCCCGATCATGAAGCTAATAAATTCATTAGACAGCCGAACGCCTGCATGTCAGGGCAACGCTACCAACACGCTATGCATGTTTACCAACTGGTAATGGGTAATAACTATATTCTAGCCCGTTTTAGAAACGCGCAAAATTTACCTGTAGGTAAACCTTTCGAATTTGATTTACTGCGACCGGATCGTATGACAATAAAAGAAAATAACGGCATAGCCACCGGATACGCCTATCAAGGCGGTAGCGGTGTTATGAAAGAATACCCTATAAACCCACTAAATAAGCTTTCCCCGGTACTACATCTAAAAGACTTTAACCCTATTGATGATTTCTACGGTATGGCGTCACTACAGCCCGCGAGTAAACAAATAGACATTAGTAACCAAGCGGCTAGGTACAATAAATCATTATTAGATAATGGCGCACGCTTAACTATGGCTTTACGTCTTTCCCCTGATATTGACGCGGAAACAATCGACAACACTAGAAATGAATTCCTGAAAGAATACGGCGGGGCTATGAATGCAGGCCGTCCTTTTATTATGAACGATGTAGACGAAATTAAAGAACTTGGTATTACGCCTCGCGACATGGAATTCTCGGATGCGCAGTTAAATTCTTTCCGTCTAATAGCTAATGCAGTAGGCGTACCTACTTACATGTTAGGTTTAAGGGATACACAAAGCACCTTTAACAACATGCAGGAGGCTAAAACTTTCTTCTATCAGACAACAGTTTCACAACGTTTAACTTATATGTATGGTGATACCGACGGCGATATAGAAGGCGAAATAAACTTATATCTACAGAAATTCTACGGCGACGACATTGTAATAAAACCTTACTGGGATAAAGTAGACGCTTTAGCTTCCGTAAGGGAAAAAAGATACGAACGGGCTAAAAATTTAGCGGGTATAGCTACTATCGACGAACAGCGCGAAATGGTAGGACTTGAAGCCCTAGGAATTGACGGTGTAAGTAATATTCCATGGAGGGGAACAGGGGAAGCGCCTATTAGTTTCGCTGAAAATCTTGAAGAAGTGGAAAAAGAAGACCCTAAAAAGCCTAAAGAAGACGATAAGCAATACGACGACGGCGTAGAATTTAAGCTTATTAATGATCGTTCCGATGGTGCTAGACAACGCGAACTAGCTTTATTCGCTAGATTCTTAAACAAATACGAACGTAAGTTAGCGCCTAAAATGGCTAGAATGATAAACAACGAGGCTAAAATAGCCGCCGGTGCATACCAACTTAAAGGCAAAAAGGCTAATATTGACGCTATATTCGATAACAGCTTCCCGCATACATTAGCTATATACGAAAAGCACTATAAAGATGTTATGCGTTTCTTCGGTAATCGTGTTATGGATGCTTTCGGGAAAGGTGGGTTTATGATGCTCGAACGTAAAGAAACCGACACAGTTTTCGACATGTCAGTACGTAGATTTATAGAATTATACGGCGCGGACGAAGTGAGGTTACAATCCGACACAACTAAGGCCTTAATTAAAGAAGCTATCTTACGAGGTGAAAAAGCCGGGCTAACTAACCGCGAAATATCTAAAAGCATTCTAACGGCCGCGGGTGGTGCAGTATCTCGTAGACGTAGCTTAGTAATTGCCGAAACAGAAACCCACGCGGCGGCTAACTATGCACAAAAACACGGTGCAATAGCGGCAACGGGGGAAGATTCTAGCGAGTGGGTATCCGCGGAAGACTCACGAACACGCGCAAGCCATGCAAGCGTAGACGGAACAGTAGTAAAAGACGGAAAAGAATTTAGCGTAGGGGGTTATAAAGCCTCTTATCCGGGCGATCCTAAACTGCCCGCTAAAGAACGTGTCCGCTGTAGATGTACGCTAGTATTTTCCGCAGAACAGGAAGACGAATAACCTTAGTTTGTGTATTTGTTTAGTATATTGTAATATAACTGTATAGAAAGGTGGTTATCCATGAAACGTAAGAATAAAACATCTAAAGTAGCGCTTGAACATAAAGTCCTACATTTAGAAACTAGCAATATAGAGGAAGTTAAGGCCGAAGACGGTACGGTCGAAAGATCTATCGAAGGTTATGCTTCTACATTCGGAAATGTGGAT